AATCAATCTGTAGTAGCGATCGCCCTACGGGGCGATTGTTATACTACATAAAACAAGTTATATGAAATCTAAAGGATTAGGCGATACGATAGAAAAAATCACAAAAGCAACTGGAATAAAGAAAGTAGTTGATAAGGTTAGTAAAGCTACTGGAAAAGATTGTGGTTGTAATAAACGAAAAGAAACACTTAATAAGTTATTTCCTTATCACCCAAATGGAAATACATAAAAAATAAAATATGATAAATGTAGATACTGTATATCAAAGAGTTTTAGCGTTAACAAACAAAGAACAGCGTGGTTATGTAACACCTTTAGAATTTAATTTACTAGCTAATCAAGCTCAATTAGATATATTTGAACAATATTTTTACGATATAAACCAACTTGCGTTAACTGATGATATTGGTACTGAGTATTCTGACGCCGTAGATACTCTTGATGAAAAGATTTCTATATTTGAAACTAACGCTATAGTAAGCAACGGTTCTATTTTACCACTAGATTTATATAGATTAGGCACTGTTATTTTTGACAATTCTAAAGAAGTAGAATTTGTAGATCAAAAAAAGTTTTTATATATAATGAACTCGCCGTTATCTAGACCATCTGATAACAGGCCTATATACACTAGAAATGGTAACAATATAACTGTAGTAGGCGATGGGGGTAATATTCTGACGGCGCTCGTAAGTTGTAATTATGTTAGACAACCAGCTCCAGTTGAGTGGGGTTATAATGTGGTTGCAGGTAAAGCGTTATATCAACCAGCTACATCAATTAATTTTGAGTTGCATAATTCAGAAGAAACAAAATTAGTTATTAAAATATTAGAATTAGCTGGAATAGTTATTAATAAACCAGGACTAGTTTCAATCGCTTCTCAAAAAGAGGCTAGTACAATTCAACAACAAAAAGCTTAAATAAATGGGATTACTTAATCAAACTCCGCAAGGATACTACGCTAATAGTAATAACTATGGCGCTTATCAATACATACACATTGACGATGTTATTAATAACTTTATGGTGTCTTACGTTGGTGAGGGTAAAGTCATTAATAAAGTTGATAGGACTGATGTTGCTTATCACGCTCAGCGTTCGCTACAAGAATTAAATTACGATACATTACGATCTTGTAAATCTATAGAGGTTGAAGTATGT